GGGCGATGTCGCCCTCGCTGACCTGGGCGGTGGCATTGTCCACCCAGATGAACGGGATGTCCGGATGGGGTGTGCCGGGGCGCGGCATCACCTGCGTGATGGAATTGCGGTGGCAGAGGAATACCTGGGTGGCGGTCCATTTGCCCTCACGGTCCACCGCCACCGAGTAATCCGGCTGCGGGTAGAGTCGTCCCGGTTGAATCGCGATGTGTCTCGGCATCTTGGCCGGGGCGCGGCGTCAACCGAATGCTGGAACGAAAGTGCCGGTGCCCGGTTTCATCCGCTCGCTCATGTCGCGGAGAATCCGGTTCGTCTCGCTGGTAAGCCGGTTGTTTTCCCGCTGGGCATCGAGAGCACCTGACGAATACCCGCCACCGCCCACCTTGCCGAGCGAGGTGACGATTGGAGCCAGTGTGGATGCGGCCGGTTTGGCGACGGCTGGGGCGGCATCCGTGGTGACCTTGGCCGCGGCAGCGGCAGCCTGCTTCACCTCCTCGGGCTTTGGCATAGTGTCGCGGATCGAACTGACTACCTTGCCAAAGCTGTCCCGCAGGCCACTGGTGTCGATCAGCTCGCTGCCGCTGCTCTCGCCTGCCTTTTTGGCCGCTGCCGCCACCCTTTCGCCGAGTTGGGGGGCGCCTTTGCCGAGCAGGCCCTGCGCTTCTTCGGCCATCTCCTTGAAGTTCATGCCGAAGAGTTCCGCACCGGTTTCCTGCCGGTCCTTGAGAATGCGGCCGAAGTTGGTTTCCACGGCGTTTTCGTCGAATCCGAGTAGGTCGCTCATGCCCGGAATCTTGAGCAGGCCCTTGAGCAGGTGGGCCATCACCCATTCCATGCCCGCCTGAAGATAGACGATTGGCGTCTGGAATGCGTTGAGCAGCGCCCCACCGAAGCCGGCCACCAAACCGAGCATGGTGGTGCCGAGGCTCTTCCACATCGCGCCGTCGGTGAGCAGGTGCCAGAAAAACTCAATCGCCACGCGGAAACCGTTGACCAGGGCATTCACGCCAACCGCGAACGCGAGCTTCAATCCGGAGGTGACGAGATCGAGAAGCTGACCGCTCTTGAACGCGGCGATCACGAACATGACCGCCTCCTTCACCCGTTTGCCCGCCTCCGCCGCGAGTGGGGTGAGTTTTTGAACGAGTCCGATGGCCTGCTCGACCAGGGGGCGGATGGCGTCGTTGATCGGCGTGCCGAGTGTGAGGAACACCTCGTTGATCGTGTCCTTGAGCGTGGAGAACAGGCCTGAGGTCGTTTTGCTCTGCGCCTCCATCATGCCCGCGAACTTGCCGCCCTGCGAGGTCATGTCGATGAACGCCCGCTCGATGTTGGGGAAGCCGACCTTGCCGGACTCCACGAGCTTCTTCACCTCGGAATCCGACACGCCGAATTGCTTGGCGAGTTCCTGGATGATCGGAATGCCGCGGCCTGTGAGCTGGTTGATGTCCTCGGCGAACAGCCGTCCTTGGACGCGCGCCTTGCCGTAGAGTTCGGCGATCTCATTGACTGAGGCCTGCACGCCCGCCGACACGTCGCCGATTCGCCGCAGGGTTTCGGGCACCGAGTCGGCGGATTCACCGAAGGCGATCAACTTGCGACCGGCATCGGCCAGTTCGGGGAATTCGAATGGCGTCTGGGCACCGAGTTCACGGAGCTTGGCCAGCGTTTGTTCAGCCTTGCCTGCGTCACCGATGAGGGTGGAGAACGCGACCTTGGTCTGCTCGAAGTCGGCAGCTGCATTCACCGCCTTCACCCCGACGCCCATCGCTGCCGCGCCACCGGCCAACGCCGCTCCCACACTCGCTTTGAGCGCCGTGCCCGCGACCGAGAATCCCTTGCTCAGTGCCGCCGCGCCACCTTTGCCAAGTCCCGCCAGGCCCGCGCCGGTCAACTTGCCCATGCGGCGAGCGGATGCCGACACGAGTTCTGAGGCCCCCGCCATGGCCCGCTTCAGGGCGGTGATGTCGGCTCCAAGGGTGACGGTGAGGGCGCTCATGCACCTTGGGTGGAGTCAACCGAGACTGAATTTGGCAGAAAAGTCTCAAGACATCTGGTGAAATGCACTAGAGGATGATCGGTTCTCGGCTTCGCCGATCAGATCGTAGCATGCTGAACCCTTACGCAGATTGGATTTGGTTTCGGATTCTATCCTTGAGACGCCACAATCACCTTACGTGGTGAGTCCCAAATGGAAATTTAGAATTCGTGTTTATGACCATTCTATATTCTTGGCAAATCGCCCGGCATAGTTACCATAGGCACAGCAATTTTCATTAAAACAAAAATCTTGAATATTTTCATGAGCACGTGTGTGTGTTGCAATTCTATAGTTTCAAATGGTATGGCATTGAGCAATGGACAAGTAGTTCATGCTCATTGCGTCTTAAAAATTATTGAGCAAATATCAGAATTCAAAAAGGCTATCGATTCTTTTGAAGATTACACAAAAAGATTAAAAAGAGAAGTTAAACGGAGGCAGAGCTTTGAGTATAAAGTTATATCAATATTTTCAAAGCCAGAAGTAAGCAACGAAAATCTAAAAGAACAGCTATCCGAATCAGAATCCAATCTTATTAATCTAAAAGGGAATTTGGCTGTTGCTGAAAATAGACTACGAGAGATTTATGATTTTTATCCAACATACCCCCCGGATTGGGAAGAGCGAAGGAGAATTGCTATTAAAGCTGCTGATTCTAAATGCAGTTCGTGCGGAGTAAAGAGTAGCCTTCACTTGCACCACCGTGTTCCGCTCTCAAGCGGAGGCACAAATAGACATAATAACTTGGTTGTTTTATGCGAAAAATGTCACTCTCTCGCACACGGAGGCAAGGATTTAAGTCGGATAAATGGATCATCTAACACAGCGTTCGAAAAGCGTCTGGAGATAATTCATACTGCAATAGAATTGAACAAAAGAATGACATTTGGGTATAAAAAGCCATCCGATGAAAAACACCATACCCGTGCTGTTTCTCCTCCATATAGACTAGAACAAGTTACGCACCACAGGGATGATGGGACCACTCTTTGTTTGCGTGCCCATTGCGAACTTCGGAAGGCCGAGAGAGTTTTTGCTTTGAAGAGAATGAATGGACTAAAAATCATGTGAACATATAACATGTAAATTAGAGTGGATCTGAGGTGCTGAAGGTTGTAAAAATTTGTTTTCAGCGATACCTCAAAAAGGTTTTTTATTACAATATTTTCGACTGCAATTTTGGAGTGGTCATCGCGCTTATGCACTGGTGGTGGAGTCAAGTGATTCCTTCCACTGAAGTCGAAATTGTGTAAGTTCCTCGCTCAACGAACTGCCGCATGGACTCGCCTGACTCCAGGTCGTCCGCACTCCATTCCTTCGCAAAAGACAATGCTGGTATTGCGCCAAACGAGCCAGCGGCATGAACATGATTCGCTCCTCGGGCCAACCGGTCTCGGCGGCCACGGCGAACACCTGGGCGGCTAGGAAACCGGGTTCGTCGCAAGGCTGGGCTTTTTTCCGCCGATGTCCCCCATTGTTTCCACCTGGGCCGCCTCCAGTTCCCGGCTTTGTTCCTCCAAGCGCTTGAACGCTGTTTGAAAATCGGCTGGGGTCAGCCCGCCGCAGAAGATCAGAGCGGATTCCCGGAATCCCTGGTCGTTGAATGATGCCCGCACAACTTCCGGCCACGGGGCGCAGTGGGTGAACACGAATCCCATGATCGCCGAAGTGAACTCGGGCGTGCCGTCCTTGGGCATTTCGCCCTTCACCAGCGGGTTGCCAGTGCGCAGGAGCACGTCGTAGCTGGCCAGGGAAAGCGGGCGCATCGCATGGCCGCCGACGATGGTCTCCACATCGTGGAAGGCGGCGGAAAGGAGTTTCTGGCGGTCGGTGTCGTCCATGGCTTCAGAGATGGCGAAGGAACAGATCTTCGGTGGCAGGCGAGGCATCCAGCGGAATGAAGGCGACCTTGCCCCGGCGTTTCACGCAGGCGAGGGGCACGTCCTGCTTCACCTTGTCCATAAGGCGCTGGCGGTTCATGAGTGCGCACTTGATGTAGGCGAACGGATGCTCCGGGTTGGCGAGGTGCCAGGCGTCGTCGTTCCAGGCTTCCATGAGTTCCTTCGTCTGGAACTTCCCGCACGGACTCTGCGGCTCGAAGAACCAAACGGTGCGCTCGCCGCGGATGCCGTCGCCGACAACGCGGACGAATGGTTTTTCGGCAAGCGGAATACCCATAGCCGTTAGGGCGGCGGCGAGGCAGGTGTTGCTGGTGGCGGTGGATGAAATATGGGTGATCGAGTTCATGTCGTTATCTCAGGTTGGAAAGTCTGGCTCATGCCCCGCCGCCCGATGTGACGAGCGGGTAATTGGTGGCGGTGATGTCGATCTTCTCGAAGTCCTCGTTGTTGAGGGCGCGGCTGATCTGTTTGATGATTGTGGTGCCGCCGCTCGACTGCATGTGAGCCGGGACCGCGTTGGTGAGGGCAAGCGCAGCTCCGATCTTGCCCGCAAAGGGTCCGGTTTTCTTCACGAGTCCGGAGAGCTTGATTTCGGCCTTCTCCTGATAGAGCGCGAGGCCGATGATTTCGCCGCCCTTGTCCAGCACGACCTTCTCCTGGTTGGAGTAGTCGAAGGACAAGTCGGTGATGATGATGCCGGTCTCGTCCTGAGGGATGCCCCAGTTGCCGGTGGTGCCAAGGAAGGTTGCGGCCATTTGACCGCGGGGCTGGTGTCAACCGCATCAGATGGCCGACACGACCGCTTCATAAGACAATACCGTTTCACGTCCGCGGGATTCATCGGGGGTGGTGGTGCTCTCCCGTTCTATCAGGTCGTGCAGGACAAAGGTGTCCGAATCGAGATCGGCCTGAATCGCCGCTTTGCCGCGCAGCAGAGTCACCAGCTTGCCCGCCCATCCCGCGTGAGTGTCGGCAGGCGTATCATCCACTTGGGAAAACAGATGTACATCGAGCTTCAGACGAGCGGTGTGCGGCATGCCCGGGACTGGCTTTGATTCTGCCGGATTGAGAACGACGCAGGGACGGGTGCGGATGTCATCGCGACGGGCGACATGAACGGGCAGGGTTTCGGGCAAATCCTCAGGACGATTGGCGTCAATCCAGGCGGCTAGAAGTGACGAAAGACGGTCTTCGATCAGGTTGGGCATCTTGCCCGGATGCAGGCGTCAACCGGAACGGCGGCGAAGTGAGCGGTTCGCGTTGTCGTTGATCTTGCGAAGCGAAGTGGAGAGCGCCTTGCGGAGACGGATCGAAGCGATCTGAAGCGCAAGGTTGATCCCCTTCCAGGTGCTCACGTCCTCGATGTAGTCGAGTTTGTTGACCAGCGTGACGGACGCCTTGTCGCCGGTCTTCACCGTGGCGCTGCCGGGAGCCTGTTTGTGCCGTGTTGCCCATTGAACGGCACCGCGGATGCGTCCGCCGATGGATTTGCCCGCGTTGATCCACGATCCCTTGGCAAAGCCAACGCGCTTCTGAATCTTGGCGATGTATGTCTCGCGAGCCTTCGGGCTGGTGACGATCTGCTTTGGCTTGGATCCACCCAACTGCCCCCATTGATGGAGCTTGGGGTCAAGACGGCCGACCGAGAGATCCTTCCAGCCGGAACTCGTCTGGCGGAGATTGTTTTCCGCCCGCGAGAATCGTCGGTTCTGGATGTTTGCCCAGAAACGGTCGGCGGCCTCGGGATCGGATTTCCGGATTTCCTCAAAGGCATCGGACGGTAGGGCGAAGACACCGTTGATGTCGCCTGCTACGGCTCCCTCGCCCAGCTTGCGTGCCTTCTCGGAAAACCCGAAGGGCCGAGTGTTGCGTGCCAGTTCCACGGCGAGGCCACGCCCTTCCTGCTTCACCAGGGATTCCAGCGTGCGGCCGACCTTATCCGGGTGACGCCGTAGCAGGCGGGCCACGTCGGAAGCACCCTTGAGTTTGGCCGTGAAACGGATGGCGTCGTCACTCATCGGTCGAGGAAAGGCTGAGGGTGAGCAGCGGAGAGCGCGGGTGCCCCGACACCTGCGAGATTCGGTATTCAGTGCCTTCCACCTCGATGCGCTCGCCAAACTTAGGCAATGCCCCGGTGAACGCGGTCTTGGGCACCCGCAGGCTCAGCTCAGGTGAGTCCACAAAGCCGCCCATCTCGATCTGCTGGGATCGTTCGAGCCGACCGACCAGCACGAGCAGATCGATGCCCTTCCAACGTGCCTTCACGCCGTGTTCGGTGAGAAGCTGCCGAAGGTCGGCGAGGATGTCGGATTCGAGGCTCACGCCGGGGTGATGCTGTCAAAAAGAAGCACCCCCTCCGGTTTCCCGGAGAGGGTGTCCCATGAACCACATCCGAAGATGGCTTACGCAGGCTTGACGATGCGCTCGATGACCGGGGCGTTGCCGGTGGCAAAGCCATACATGAGCGTGAAGCTCACTTCCTGCCTGCCGAGGCGGCCGTCGTAACGGTCGCGGACTTGGACGGAGAGTCCGGTGCGCGGATCGGTGACCACGCGAATCACGGTGTCGCCGGTGTTGGCGGGCACATCCGGCACGCGTGCGGCCATGATGAGTCCTTCGCGGATGCCGGCGAAACCGACCAAGTTCTCCGCGTTCTCGGGCAGGGCCGAGTATTCGATCACTGTGAAGCCGTTCACGTCGGGCAGGATGCCGCTAACCACCACGTTGCTGGCCGCCGGGGTGATGTAGGCCTTGTAGAGCGCCTCGTCCTTCTGGAGCGCGTTGTAGTAGTCCGAGTTGAGGAACATGAAGCGACCCATGTCCGGGATGAAGCGTTTGTTGAGCTTGGTGCCAATATCCACCACGCTATCACGTCCGAACGCTGCCTGCGTTACCTCGGTTTCGTTCGCAAACTTGGCGGTGACGAGGAGCGCCATGAGGTCGTCGCAGACCTTGCGGCCGAGGGCGTAGGCCACCTTGTCGGCATAGCGCTGGTTGAGGTCGATCTCGCTCGTGGAGCGCTCGACGTCGGTGATGGCATAGCCCGCGTAGGCGTGCTTGTTGATCTTCACCGTGACATCGACCTGTGCCTGGTCGTCGGGGACGTAACCGGTGGCGGGATCGAAGTCATGCGCCACGGTCGGAGTGACGATGTGGGTGACGATGTCCTGGTTGAACTTCACGCTCGCGGACGAGAAGTCCGTGGCGATTCGGCTCAGGATCGGGAACTTCGCGAGCAGGGTGTTGAGCGCCGTTTGGGCGATCAGCGGGGAATTGACGGTGGCGTTGCTGTTGGACATGGCGGCTTAGCGGTTGAAGTGGGAAGCGAGGTGTTGGTGATAGAAGGCGGCGGCTTCGTCGGGCTGGTTGGCGTTCACCAGCCGCGTGTATTCGGCGACGAGGTCTTGCAGCGAAGTGGCCTGGGTGACGGCGGCCTGCTTGTCGCCCGCGGGAGTGACTTGGGCGGGAGTCGTGGTGCCGGTGGAGGCGACGACTCGGGCAACTTCAAGTTGCAACTTCCGATCAAAGTCGCGCTGCGATGCTTCCAGCTCGGTAACGCGTGCTTGAAGCGTGGCGACATTTTCGTTCGCCGCATCGCGCTCGCCGGTGAGCGTGTCGATCTGGGCGGAGAGGGTTTCCACCTCGCCACGAAGCGAAGTGACGGCGGCCGACTCCTCGTTGAGCAGTTCGGTCTGGGCTTGGTGATCCCGCTGGAGCGAGGCAAGCTGCTCACGGGCTTCGGAGAGTTGGTCTTCAATGGGCGTGTCCATTGCCCGTGATCCCGTGTCAACCGAGGCGGCATGATAGACACGGAGGCGGCGCATCGCTTCGGCACGATCCGTGACCATGCCCGCCAGGTTATGGCGCTGGGCCTGCTTGCCGCTGAAGGTCTGGCCTTCCATCGCCTCGGCAGGGATTGCACGGCCCTTGACCAGCACCGCCGCATGGAAGTCGCGGGCGATCTCGGCAAGGTTCGAGGAAATCAACTCGCGCTGGTCGTCGGTGAGCGGCTTGCCCGGTGCGCCCATCGCCTTGTATTTACCGACGGAAAAGACTTCGACCTTGATCCCGGCCTTATCGAGAGCCGCGCTGTTGTCGATGACCGCCTGCACCACGCCGATGGATCCGACTTGAGCAGATGGCGTGGCGTAGATGGCACGGGCCTGGCTTGCCACCCAATAGGCGGCGGAGCACATGAGGCCGGACGAGAACGCATAGACCGGCTTCTTCTTGTCGAGAGCGGCGACTGCGTTTGCCAGTTCCGGCGTGCCGGCCACGGTTCCACCTGGGGAGTCAATGTTGAGAAACACCGCCTTGATGTCATCGCGTCCCGCAGCTTCGCGCAGCGCATCGCCGATTTCCTCGGAACTGGTCGCACCGAAGAAGATCCGTGCGAAGAGGTCGGGCTTGCGAAGAATCGGACCTTCGATGGCCACCACGCCGATGCCGTCTTCGACGGAGAGTAGCGAACTTTCGGATGCCTGCTTGGGAAGCATTCCGCCGCGATCGACCAGCGACCGCAGCGAGGCGGCCATGGATTGCAGGGCATCAGGCTGGATCAGCCATTCGCGGTTCTGGAGCAGGTCGGAAGTCACGCACCTGCCCGCGTGTCAACGACCTATGGCCTCTTGCGCTTAGTAATTACGCCCAGCCCGGCGATCATCATCATGAGCATTGAAGAGGGCTCAGGAACGCTTGCTAGACGAAATCCAAGGAAGCTGCGCTCCTCGTAAGGAGGGTCATTTTCGTAGCGGTTCAAGGAAAGCAGGTCACCACTTCCTCCAAAGCCTATACCATTGCCATTCAAATAAGATCCTCCACGCACGACACGGGATTCACCATAACCATTCATCACAGTATCAGTTATTTCCCAAACATTGCCAGCCTGATCGAACGTGCCATAAGAGCTTGGCGCAGCACTGTAACTTCCGACGTCAGTTGTGGAGCCGATTGACCAGTTGTAATTCGCATCTGCCGCGGTGATAGTGTTCTGTCCGTTGGGGTAGAGCGAGTAAGTAGAATTGGCTCCATTGTAATAGGCTGCCTTGTACCACTCATTTTCGTCGGGAAGATAGACAGTGGCCCCGAGGTTCGCAGTGACAATCCCGCTGGCTGCACCATTAAGCGTATAGGTTCCCGTTTCTGTGCTGCCACTACCCTGCCCATTCGCCAGCCAGTTGGCGAAACGCGCAGCGTCGAACCAAGAAACATACACCACTGGACGGTTGGCTAATCCGCTTGTCACAGAGTAAGTGTAACTGCCGCTGCTGCCACTGCGGGTGATGCCGTAGGAGCCCATGTTCGGATTGTAGAGCGAGTAGCTGTCCGTAGCCGCCTTGGCGTTGAGAAACTCAGCATACTGGGCGTTCGTCACCTCGTATTTGCCGATGCGGTATTCGGATGTCACCGCACCGTAGCCGGTGAGCGGGTCAGCCGCGTTGCCGGCGTTACCGATGGTCACCCAGTCAATACTGACGGCGGCGCTGACAGGAAGATTGAGCGATGCCAAAATGACGAATATCGACACCCTTTGCATGGCGGAAATATGCGATTCTCGCGCCCCGCCCCACAAGAAAAAACCTTTCCGTTCAGTTCTCTACGGAACGTGAAGCTTTTTCACTAATTTGACCTCTGTCAGATCCACCGGACGGTTTCCAGAGCATTTCAGGTGGTACGCCGTATTTCGCGGCGGTTTCGAGAATGAGCTTCGCATCGCTGGCGCGACGTTCGATTTCCTCGCCGAAGTCGGCACCGAGTTCCTGGAAGTGGTCGGATAGAGTCTTGAGGCCCATTTCCACATCCGCGCGGTTTTGTTGGGCTTCGCGTCCCGCGTCCACGGTCACGCGCTTCGGTGGCACGGTGCAGATTTTCCACCAGCCTTCGATGGGCGGCAGAAGACCGCGTGAAATCGCGTCGCCAATCACGTAGGTCCACACCGGGCGAATCAGGCGGCGTTCGAGAATCATCTGCCGGAACGAGAATCGCCGGTCGGCCTTGGCGACGATCAATCGCACACCCGCACCACCGACCTTGCTCGAATCGGCCGCGAACTCGAACGGGATCATCCCAAGCGCAGAGTCCCGCCGCAGGTGTTCGAGGAAGCCGGTGAACGTCGGCGACGGGCGATTGGATTGGAAGCTGTCGAGCGATTCGTCGGGTTTCAGTGCCACCAGCTTGCCGCCGACGATCTTTTGAAGAGATGCAGGGTCGCTTGGCTCGCCCGAACCACCACTACCGCCGACCACGAAGTCGCCGTTGTCGTCGATTTCGCCGCGTGCCGTCTTCAAGACGCGGGACACGTCGGCGTTGTCCTTCACGGCATGCTTCTCCAGGGCGAGCAGTTCGATCTCATCGAGGATGTGATTGATCGAATGCTGGATGGTCGGGTGATTGCGCACTCCGCCTGCCCATTCCGGCTCGTGGATATGGAGCACTGAGTCTGCGGGCAGGTCACGGGTTTTGCCGTTGTCCTCGACGATCCGGTAGAACTGCGGAGCGCCGAAGGGATCGAGTCCGATGCCGTCCAAGGTGTCCTTCGATCCGAACATGTCGCCGATGCGGTGGCTTTCGAGCAACTGGATGCGCGGGTCACCCTCGCGGTCGCGGGTCTTGTGGATGAAGTATTCGCCGTCGATGTCCATGCCGCGACAAACGAGCGCCTGGCATTCCTCGAACGAAAACCGGCGCGTCACCTCGCAGCGGGCCGACCAGAGCGCGAAATATGCTTCGGCGGCGCGGTTCCACTCGGGACTGGCTGACTGCGCCTGGACGCGAATGCCGTCACCGGTCGAGTAGATTGCCATGTTGGCGACCAACTCGCGGACGAAGCCAGAGTTCTTGTGCAGGTAGCGCGATTTCCTGACGAGTTCGGTCCGCACCGACGAGGTGAGTTCCTGCCGGGCATCGGTGGGAGCCGCCCCCGGCACCGATCCACGGCGCGGCGACCAGTTGGCTGCCTCAAACGGCGAACCCCATGCTTTCGGAACAAGCACGGGGGGCAGCAGCAGGCGGGCGATGGACTGAAAGCGGGTCATTTGGGCAGGTATCTGGAAACTTGGGACACGGAGGTGATGCGCGGGCGGCCATAGGTTGCGGGATCGAGCACCCGCAGCGCATGGCCACACTCCTCAAGCACTTGATCCACCGGCAACGTGAACTGTTTGGACACGGACGTTTCTGCATCGTTCCAGTTCATGATCGTCTTGCCATCCAGCAGCAGCTCTTTCGCCCGTTGCTGGATGGCGAGAACTTCAGAAACCGTAAAGCCGGTGGTGAACAGTCCGCGGGCCATGGGAATGTTTGTTAGGCCCCCCACCAGGTGGCGTTGCGACCGCGGGTATCGACATGCACGAAGCCGGACGATGGATAGTAGCCGAGGCCACCCGTGAAGCGGCCGTCCTTGCGCCATTGCAACAGCCGCTCATAGACCTGCTTGGCTGGCACCCCGTCGAATGAGATGTCCAGGGCGCTGAATTCGAGATGCTGGCTGAGCGGGGCACCACCGACCGCATAATTGTAATCGGGCGAGCGATATGAACTCAGGATGCGGCACGGCTTGCCGAACGATGCGCGGAGTTCATCCACGATGCGCAACGTGGGCACGAGGTTCTTCCAGAGCCGTCTGGGCGGCGGGGTGTTCTTCCGTCCTTTTCGCTCGCGGGCGAAGTAGGTGGTGAACTCGCCCGCGCCGAAGTGACGGAAGCCCTGGGTTTTGAACCAGTCGGTGAAGGAATCGGCAGCCATGGCTTACTTGGAGGTGTGGGGTTCGACCACGACTTCAATGCGACCGTCCGGATGAATCCGGATGCGACCATCCTTGCTGATGAACTCGCCTTGGATCGGCGGTGGAGTGGTGCAGGACGAAAGGAACGGCAGCGTGAGCACCGCCATGGCGAAGCAGAACAGGCCAAGCTTGAACGATTGGTTCGGCTTGCCGTCGTCGAAGAGGTCGCCGAGCACGACGACGAGTTCTTTCACGGCGAGTGCGGCGGGACCGGCGGCGAGCAGGTAATTCGCCATGCCGGGATCGAGCAGACTGGCAACGCCGGTGAGATCGAGCGCGGCCAGTGTGGAAAGGCCGGAACCGACGAAGGTGAGGAATCGGAGGATGGTGACGGTTTTCATTGCTCCCCGTCCGGAGTGTCAACCGGGGCAGCAGCGATGGACTCCCGTCCGACGATCTTGAGCATGGTCGCGGCAGCGGCCTGTTCAGCCTCGCAGTCGAGGTAGTGGTTCGGGCGCGAGCCGATCTGCTTCCACATCCACTGGCCCTTTTCCTTGATGCGCTGCTCGCTTTCCATCTGGGCGAGATAGTCATCGTCGATGTCGTCAGGAACCTCCCACGTCGGGCCTTGGTTCGGATCCTGATTGCGACGCAGGCGGGCGAGCGTGTCCTTGATGTTGAGGTTGCTCCAGTAATGGACATGGCAGTGCTGGCGATGCGAAAGCACCACCTTGCGCCGGGGCGAGTAGAACCGTTGGACGGTTTTGCCGTCGCGTCCCTTGTGGGCATAGACCGGGCGACGGTCGCCGATCAGCGCCACCCATCCCCGCTTGGCGCATTCGCGATACACGTCATAGGTCGCATAACCGGCGTCGAGAAAGACGAGGCTCGAATGCACGCCGAAGCGTTCCTGGATCACGTCGATGTCGGTGAATGTCAGGATGCGCTCGTTCCACATGAGGCGACTTGATCCCTCCGCCGACCACGAGCGGACCACGACGAACAGGTGATCCATCTGGCAGTCCACCGTGATGAAGCGCAGCGGAATCAGGCCGGTGCGCTCGGGCAGCGGAGCGGCAATCACGCGTCCGGTTTTCGGATCAATCGCGCCCTCTTCCTCCCATGTCTCGCCGCGCTTGTAGCCGGATTTGACGATCTCCAGCTTGTAATCCTCAACGTATTCGCGCCACGGCAGTCCAAGACGCTTCTGATAGAACTGTTGGAGCAACGATACATCCCCCTTCCGTGCCGCCGCCTTCGCCCGCAGATAGAGTTCGGCGAGTTGGCCCCAGCTCATCGCGCACAGCGCGTTCCAGTGAAATCCGACGTTCTCCGCCGATGCCTTGGGGTTCTTCTTGATGAACTGGCCGGTGGCATTGAGTTCGCGCCGCGTGCGGTCGCTGTCGTTGAAGTAGTGGTTGCACGACTCACAGCGCATCGCGGTCGTGCGCCGGACCTCGTCGAAATCCCACTCGCCGGTTTCGTCGCGGGCCGACTTGCTCCACTCGACGCATTCCCATTTGAACGGTTGGCGGTGACCGCATTCCAGACACGCGAACGTCCATTCCCGCTGGTCGGTCGTTTCGAACTTCCGGTGGGTGTCGTCGTCTTCTTCGCCGCCCTGGCTCATAAAGATGCACTTGCCCAACCAACCGAATGCGGTGACGCGGGCCTCGGCCTCGGCCATGTGCCCAAGCGGCCAGCGCCATGTCTCGTCACCGATCAACCAACGGATCGAACGGCGTTGAAGGTTGGTCTTGTTGTGCGCTCCAAGAATCCAGAGCGTCATGCCGTTGTTGAACTGGATCGCGTTGTTCTTGCGCTTGTGACGGTGAACGCCGGTAGGCATGAGCCGTGCGACCGGTTCGCACTGATCGAAGAGCTTCTGCAGGCGCGACTCGGAATAATCGCGGGCATCCTCGTCGGTCTGGTCGAGCCAGAGCGCAGGTCCTGGCAGGTTGGAAATGATGTAGCAGAGCGTGAGTTCGGGCGCGGTGGTCTTCGACGACTGGACGGATGCGATGATCGAAACGAGCCGGATGCGTGGATCGACCAACGCCTCCATGACCTCGCGAATCCATGGCGAGTTTTCCGAACGGAAGCGTCCCGGGTTGGGCGAATACGGGATGCCCTCGATGTGATCCTCACACCATTGCCATGCGGGGCGGCGGTCAGGCGGTTGCCATGCCTCGCGCCAGATTTCTTTGAGAGCGTTCATGATTCGTGGAGGCAGCGCAGGACTTCATCAATCGCCTTGCGGCATTCCCGCTGGATGCCGGTGGCGTCGAGACCGGAAAGCACGGGCGGCAACTCGTTCTCGAATTTGGCGCGGAGGATGGACGTTGCCTGGGCCACCAGGCCGATCCATTCCTCGCGGACTTTGGTGAGCGAGACGTATTCGCCTTTCTTCACCGCGATGCGCAGCTCGCGCTCTTCCACTTCGGCGA